TCTTCAATCATATAGGCATCCATTTGATTGATCGCGTTCATATCGGATTCGTTGATAACGACTAAGCCTCTTTGTATGAACTCTTGTTTCATTTCTTTATTGGCTTTCGTATACGGAGATCCAAAGATCACACCTACATTATTATGAAAGGCTTCGTCGCCCTCCACTAGCATATAGTGAGCGGCAGTACCGAACTCCATTGCTTTGGTCGTTTCTTGTTCTACTTCAAGCGCGTGTATTTGGCTTTCACCAAACTTACGAAAGAAGCTGGAACTCTTACCCACGTCAGAGTGGTAGAGTTCGTTAGGTATATCAAAGACAACAAGTGCGTTGCCCTTTTGGGTTGGTTCATATTGTTCTAGTTCAGGTATCTGTTTCATTTTTTTCTCCATTAGAAAGGAACGTCATCGTCCCAAGTTTTTTCTCTATACACACGTTTGGTATCACCTTCTTTTTGTTTTAGTTCAAAAGCGGCTTGCTTCTTAAACATATCTATAAAAGGTGTATCTTCTTCGTATTCTAACAGGGTGGTCTGCACCACCTTGTCGTTGTAAAGTGGTTCAGGCCAATAACCTATATCCTCTTTTATACGAAACATATTTTGACTGATCGTTTCGCGTGGATTGTATTGAGGTCTTTGTATAGCTTGCCAATATTCTTTGATTGGTTTGAACTCCTGGTCGTCACCGACAAAGGTAATATCAAACTCAGTCTTATCGTAAGGAAGGTATATAAACTTACCGTCCTTCTTCTTGAATGGGTAGCAACGAATGGGTTTACCTATTGTCATCTTTTAAGACCTCCTTGTAAGCCAATTCAAATACGCGGGGATGATGATGCAGTATATACATCATAGCCTCAGACATTCTATTAATAGATTGTAGGTCTATAAACAGTTCATTTATATGGTCTGGTTGGACTATACCTATTTGGTCCTTTGCCTCTTCAGACAGGGTTTCGTTGATTAAATTATTTAGTTCACTCATTTTTTTCTCCAAATGTTTAAGACAATCATAAACAAAAAACTTGCACCCGTAAAGAAAATATATATACTATCTGTAAATTACTTAGGAGAAAGTGAAATGGCAAAGCCAAAAATAAACGAAGAACAACTGTATAACGATTTCAATCTTGAACTGTTGGATGCAATCGAAAAAGCCGAACCTCTTGGGACGCCGATGGTTGCACACGCGGGGTTGAGATTGTTTACTCAAATGGCTCTTGATTGCGCGCCAAACGAAATAATTGGATTGGGTGTTGTACTTGATACGATTAGAGACGTAAAACGCGACGACGAATCTGATGAGTAGTTCATACAAACCAAAAGAATACGTAGGCTATCAAGAGATATTGGATAACGTGAGATCTATTGTTACGCGTATTGCACCTGGTTGGGCGGCTACATCTATCGTACAAGAGATAGACGACCTGGAAACTACGATTGACGAAACCTTGTCAGGCCGCGCGGATATGGCGGAGGAGATGTTACGAGATGATTTTGAATAGTTTTTACATAACCACCGAACATCATACGGAAGATGTCGAGTATGGTTATCAAGATGCGGTTATACATGAAGCAAACAATTGGAAACTTTGGAAGCCGAAAGTATCGGATATAAAAGTCAGAACTAAATTAGATAAAGATGTTAAGGTTCTTGTCAGACGAGAAATACATCAAGATATATTGGAGTGTGAAAGTGAGTAAAATAAAAAAACTAACAGTAACTTTAAGTGACGGATACAAAGCCTCTTACGTCGTAGACAAAGACGGTTTTACTTGGAGTCCGCCATCAGATTTATCGCCAGAGAAGCAAAGAGCCTATTGGGACGAGCTATACGCGAAGGTGCAGAACAAAGGGAAAAAACACTAATATGCAGTATAATCAATCGTTAAAGAATCAATATGGGGGCAATATGAACGAAGAAGCCTTGATCGGGGAGATCGTATCGAATTTTAAAAAGCTGAACGAAGAGAACAAAGAATATGTTTTAGACAGTCTGAACTTTATCAAAGAGAATCCTAACTTGGTGGTACTTAAAAATGAAAATGGTGAATAAGTACACGTGGCAAACAGTTTACGAAGTTAAACGAGGGAAGCGTTACAAGAAATACGTAAAGGTATTGACGCAACCTAACGACTCGAGAGAAGCACTACATACGGCTTCTATAAAATAATAGATATGCAGTTGCACTCTTTCTCCGTAAGAAGGTAAACAAATGGCTCGAGGTACAGTCAGCAACGAAGTACCTCACCCTTATTAATATGTTAAAAGCAGACGGTTTCGACAAAGCGATTATAGGACAGACCTACGATATGGTCGTATCGGAAGAACGTCTGATCTATTCGGTTGAAAAGTGTGTTGAGATCTTGGTCGAGCGTGACGGTATGACGAGCGAAGAAGCAATCGAGTATATGGATTTTAACGTACTTTGCGCGTATATCGGCAAAGATCAGCCCGTCTTCCTGTCTGAAACCTACGACGAAATAGAATAATCGGCTATACTGTCGGTATGACAGATTTAAAATTAGTAAACTTAAACAAATACAGACGCAATCCCAGTCATATCGAAGGAAAAGAACGCTTGGACTCGTTGTTCGATGATTTTGTCCATAGAGGCGCACATCCCGAAATGGTCGCAGAGATGATATTCGCGTATGGCGTATGTGAAGTCATTAATTACGCATCTAAGCCCGAAAATGGCCTTGATTCGATTGCGCGGCTACTGTCGGAGAGTTTCGGCTTGGATATCGAGCGTAATCAGTATTTTGACCCCGAAATAACGGGTTTTGTCAGAGATGACGATTAGCGTGACAAAACTATTGGCTCTGAAACGTAGCTGTCAGGCACTTTAGGCGTTTTGTCAGTTTTGTCAGGGTATGGGGCTTTGTATGAAAGTATGGATACAAAATGTAGAGAATGTAAAGGGAGGGTAAGGTAAAGTATGACAAAAGTACTATATATAGTAATAATATATATATTAGAAAATAAATATACCTTATAAATACAGGGTTTCGGAGGATTTATAGTTTTGTCAGGATAAGTGTGACAAAACTCTGACAAAACTAAATTAAGTATGACAAAACTAAAACCACATATAAGAAACAACTTAGAGCCAGAATACGTCGATTTGTTAGAATCGGAACTCGTTGTTAAACTAAGCAAAGAATTTCCAGGAGCAAGAGTAATATGCCTGCAAAAGATTTAAGAATAAGACAAAGTGTTACTGTAGATAAAACCTTAGAAGAGGATGTCGAAGATATGCCTTTTGAGTACATGGATCCAAATGAGAAGCAACTGACTAAGAGACAACGATTGTTAGTCTGGAACGCAGTCAACGATCCTCAGTTATCGTTTGCAGAGGCCGCTAAGAAGGCGGGATATAAGAATCCTATCGTTATCGGTAGGTATATGCGAGAAGGCAATAAGTATTCGCACGTACGTCGGGAGTATGAACGCTTGATGTCGGAGGCTAAGAAAAAGTTTGAGCTAACGCATGAGAAAGCAGTCGAGGACTTGTATAAGCTACGGGATGACGCTTGGGGTCGGGGTGCATTTAACGCGGCTATACAAGCTCAAGGACTGTTGCTCAAAGTCGGGGGACTTATCGTTGATCGTCGGGAAGTATTGCATGGCAAGATAGATCAGATGAGTCGGGAAGAGGTTGAGCGTAGACTCCAGGACTTACTAGGATCTAAGACAGGTATTACGATTGAGAATAAGTCGGATACTAAGGCCATAGAAAGTAAGTAGTCGGGAGTCATTAGGTTTACACTTTAGTCTTATTTAAGGCATCTATACATATTTTGATACCTTCTATATTCAAATTGTCTCTCAGATTTACTCCAAACTTTTTTTCATATTCATCAAAGTTAAGAGTATCTTTGTTGCAATTTTCATAAATTAAATCTTCTAAATCTTCCCATAGTAATAGTTCTTCCATTAGCTTTTCTCCTTCATAATTGATTTATAAATACTACCTTCTTCGGAAAGGTAGATTGTTTGTTCTGTATCTTTATTTCCGCAAAAAGGACACTTTTTAATAAACTGTTCACCTTCAAAATAGTGATTGCTGCATTTCAAACATTCAACGATTTGCATTAGGTTTTCTCCTCAATTACTTTGTAACACTTTGCATAACCTGTTGTATTAACTTCTCTTATACCTTCGTCGTTGATGTATGTAGGGTAGAAAACAAGTCGGCACTCGTTTGTTATATCGTCCCTGTATAAGTTCATATCCCACACCTCCCCTTCTTCAGTATCTACAGATGTCCAATTATCATCTTGCCAATCAAATTCAGTACATTCTTTCATTGTCTTTTCTTCTCTAAGTACCTTCCACGTTTTAGCCATTAGCTTTTCTCCTTGATTTTTTTTGGTTCATATAAAGGAATTTCATAATCTAAATCTGCACTTGTATAGGATTTAGGTTTTGGTAGATGTTTAGCAAGTTTTTCATATAAAGGTATTAAATCTCTATCTGATTCCATTCTGATACCTACCATTTCTGTCAATTCAAATATTTCATCAACTGTTAAGTTTATTTTCATTAGCTTTTCTCCTTGAGTTCATTTCTAGCTTTAGCGGACTCAATTATTCTGTTCCACCTGTTGCCTTTCTTACGTTTGTTAACTAATC